ATCCCTCTCATATTATCCGGTGTAATATTTGACATCTTAATATCCTCTGATTCCTTGGAGTTTAGGAGATGAGATTCCGAGATCCTTCGCGAATCTTCCAAAGTGTTTAAAAGGTTGGATTACTACGACTGGAGAACCATTCGCTCCTCCCCTCTGGAGATTACGAACTCCCTGTTCTCCTCCGATTCTTCTTACTGTAGCTCTATCCAGAACCGCTTCCCCTTTCAATAATCGAGCGGTAGATTCATCCTGAGCGAGTCCCCCCATGTGGAAGCTAGGCATCTGTTGAGACATTACTACACCCATCTGAGCGGCCCCGATACCAGTAGCTAAACCGGCCTGAATTAAGTTAAAAGGAGGAGGTAGTTTCATAGCTGCAGCGATGGCCTCTGCGGTTTGCATCGCTACTTCAGCTAACGACATCCCCTTCTGGAATACGAATAACGCGCGGAGCTGCTTCTTCTTCTTTTCGTATGCTTCGCGCTCGATATCGCTCATCTTCTCTAGTTCTTCTCGCTTCTGATCGTTCATATCGATTTCTAGCTGAGAGTTATTAATCAGATTCTGAGAAAGCTCATTCGCTACCGCTCCGAACTCTAGCATGGATTCGAGATTAGTTATAGCAGCTTCTTGTCGTAACTTCTGAAGCTCCTCCTCCTTCTCTTTCTCCTCATCTAGGTTTTCCATTTTCTGATCGTGCCTTAAAGTCTCGATAACCATCGCGGCCTCGGCTTCTCTACCAGTAGCGATTCCCAATAGCTCAATATCTGCGATCTGATCCTCGATTCGCTCCCTAGCTGCCATCGCTTTACGCCCTTCTTCATCGATGAAGGCTTCCGCGAGTGCTTTATCCATGCTTTTTTGGAGTTCGTATTCTTTTATCTCATCATCTCCCATTTCGAGAGCTTCTTCTAAGAGCTTATTGTATAACTCTCTCGCTCTGGCAGCGCGTTCCTCTAAAGCGGCTTTTAATGCGCTCTGATTCGCGGCTTCCTCGGTTGCCTCCGCAAGTTCATATTCAAGCGTTACCATTTCAGTAGCAATTTTTACAGATTCTTCCTGTGCTTTCTGGATAGCTTGGATTTCGATATTTCTCTGCTTTGCTTCTTCAGTAAGTTGATTCTGTAACTGGAATAAAGCTGCTAAAACTTTCGGTTTCTTCTGTTGTAGATTTAAACCATCATCGATGGCAGTATTCTGTAATTGTAGAAGTCTTAATCTTTCGATCTCATCATCTGATAGAGGAACATCTCCGAGCTTCGTATAGTTTCCTATCAGAGCCTTAACCATCTTAATGTTATCTTCGGTTTGAGAAGCTGCTTGCTTTGCGTAATCAATATTAGCAACAAAAGCAACCTGAGCAGCCTCTCCTGCTTTCTCCAGATCGTATTCATACTGGGTAATCTGACCTGTAAGAAGCTCATAATCCCTCTGGAGTTCTCGAAGCTTCGATCCAGCATCTACAAGGTTATCCTCTTGTTCTTTTTGAGAAGCAGCGAGAGCATCCTGCGCGCTCTTTAACTCCATCATTAACTGTCTGGTTTTCTCAAGTGCCTGTTGATGAGATACGTATCCCAGAGTTAAGGCCCCAAGAGCAACACCGGCAGCGAGCAATGCTGGGCTTAAGTTCATTACGGTAGTAACTACACCTTCAGCCATTGCGAAGAAGTCTGCTAGGCCTCCAGCGGCCTCGGCTAGTTCTGGATTAACGAACTCAAGAGCCATACCAACGGAAGCGAACCCCTGATCGACATCCCCAGCAGTATCCGCTACTTCTTCTAAGCGTTCCTCGGCATCTCTTGCGCTTTCCTCTAGCTCATCGAAGTCATCAGCGGCATCATCAGCGGCCTCTCCAGCTCGTTCTGCTGCTCTCCTAGATGCTTCCGCGCTCTGTCTAGCGGCTTTCTCCGCTTGCTTCAATTGCCTATCGAGAGCAGCCACCATCTTCTTGGCTTCTGCTTCGGTTACATTAGGCATCTGTTTCAGCTTATGGATAAGATCCTTCAGATCCGCTTTATACGAGATATTAATCGATCTATTTTCTTGTGACATTAGATTCTCCGCATCAGATCATCTGCTAGAGCGGAGATTACCTTCTTCGCTTCTTTATTCTGTGGTTTGACCATTAGCTCCTGAGCTACCCTCTTACCAGTGGGCTGGATGATCTCCCTCCCTTGATGATTCATGGGATCCGCTCCGAACTTAATAGCCCATGAGTAACGAGCGGTATTACGGAGGAAACCTTCGAATCCCCCATCGGGAGTAATGCGATATCCACGCTCGAACTTTTTCCAAGAGTTTTTCGAGGTTTTCTTAAAGAAGATTATCTTCCCATTACTATCGGTTTTAATCTCTGGTTGTCGTACTGGCCAGTCCTTCTTCGCTTCTCGCTCAATCTTCTCTAAAGTCTCATCGATGATAGATCGCGCATTCGGAGCTACCTTATCGATGAAACCTGTGAAAAACTCCTGAAGATCTGTATCTATTGATACTCCAGCATTACCCGAATTAATATTTGTGCTCATCTTTTCGCTCTCCGAATCATATCTTCCATTCTAGCCCTTTTTATCGCTTCTTGTCTATCCTTTCTTGATTCTGGAGATTCATTGGATAATCGATATTCCGCGAGAACTGAGATTCGGAGATCTTCCGATAGAGTATAGAACCATTCAGGATCTTTACCCCATCGGAGAGCTACTTGGAGAGCTAGGTAATCTAGCCATCCTCTGGAGCTTGCGTAAAATTTGCGCGTTCTTCTACTCCATCTTCGGAAGGGATAATTCTCATCATCTCTACCAGAATCGCGCTCCCCATCTCGTATACTGCGCTCGGAGTTACTCCATTATCCAGTAGTCTATCGAGAACCTTATGCCCATACGCGATCGGATCCCCAGAGGAGACCGGATAGGCTGGGAGGATTCGCGCATGGTCTACGCTTATTGCAATACACGCTGCGCATAATCTCCCCAGTTGAGCGCGATTGGGATGAGATCCCCAGATGCTCACGAAGTCTAAACAAGTTGCGATAGAACTCGGAAGCCTTGATTCATGCTTTCCGAGTTTTTTCAAGTCTAATTCCATTAGTACCTCCTATGGATTAGAATATAATAGATTATGCTGGCCCTGTAACGGAGATTCCACCATAACATGTAAAGTTCAATGTAAAGCTTGAAGGATCTCCCTCTGAGAAGTCCAAAGAGCAAACACATTTAGACAATGTAACAGTATGATCTCCATCATCACCGAAGTCCGTTCCTTCTGCGGTGTATTTGATATCGATGCAGTAGAACTCGATATATGGAGTTCCAGTAGAACCGGTGGAGATATTACCAGAATAGTTACCAGCTTGCTTAATGAAGTCACGAACCGAACCAGCTTCGGAACCATCTGTAAACTGTCTGAAGTGAAAAGAGAATGAACCACTCTTAGCTTGTTCATCTTGCTTTCGGATAGCTGCGAAGTTACCGCGATCCATGATAACTAGCTCTGAGAACTGTTGAGGATCGGAGAAACTGAAGTTTCCATCTTCGTAAGCTACATCGAGAGTTACTGGAACTCCAGTTCCATCGAGAAGTGTAATAAGACCATCGCGTTTAGTCTTGGGTACTACTGAATAAGCCATCGCGGCCTCCTGTGTTATGTTTTATATTCTATCCGAATATATTAGATAGTGTGCAAAATATTAAAGGTTAAAGAGATGATTATGTATTCCTGTGAATCCGTTACGTTTCTCTGGGACTGAACATATCGAATGGTGAACGCATTATCCGTAATATACGCTCCGAGAATCCCTTGGATAACTTCTTGCTCAGTATCGAGAGCGAGATCGTAATCAGTAGGATAGACATCGAGCGGCCTCAATCGATACGCGAAGGTAACGATCATCGGAGTAGACATGTACACTCCTACCGCTCTACGTTGTCTTTCATCGATCCCAGTAGAACTAGATACTCCTACCGCGAATGCCTTATTCGCGATGGTGTTTTCAGTTCTCCCGAAGTAGTCTGGAGTATGATTCGATTCTTTGAATCCAGTAATCGCGGCTACTTTATCCGCTATTTGTTTTCGGATGCTGGAAAGGGATTGGGCCATTATCTTCTTCTCCGAAACGAACCGAATCTTCCCGGATTGGAAAGATATATTACCGGTTGTTTAGCTATCCGGTTATTTGGCTGCTCGGATAGTCCATTATGATCATGGTCATAGATGAAGTTTATCCGCTTCCATTCATCGTTATATACTCTGAAGTGCTCATTCGCGAGATCCAGATATCTTCCGTTCGATTGACCTAGAGAGCTATGGAAGTCTCTGAAGATATAGTACAAGGATAGATTCTGATGAGCTGCGCGGAAGGCCTCTGGAGACATTACAAGATACTCCAGTCCTCCTCCCTCTTGTCTCATTCTCTGAAGCATATTGTACCAAGCTTCATCGATATATGTTTGATAGGAGGATAGGTTCGAAGGCCGTATATCTGCGAGCTGAGAATACGTAGAAGTAATATCAGCATCTGATACTACTGGGTACAACCTCCGAAGAACTACAGAAGCCATTCTTCGGAAGATATACTCCTCTCCTACAATTGTAATCTTCCACTCTTGGAGGTAGCCTTCTCCGAGGATGAGCGATTCATCCATAATCCCTGCTGAATGTACATAAGTAGGAACATTAGCAGGATAGGAAGCAGTAGCATTATCTATTAACTTGGTTTGATCTGGTTTAATGAGAGTATACCGTACCGCATCCGGTACCACGAGAGAACCATCGCGATAGATGGGGAGCGTACTCGTATTCGCTTTCCCTCGCTCTAGGAGCTCTGGGATCTTGATTTGTGGAGCGTATGGTATACTGGTAGACATTAGAATAACTCTCTATATATTTCGATCCCATTGAGTTCGAATCGTTGAATACATTCTATCATATCATCTTTGAGTTTGTAAGCTTGATTCATCTTGATTTTAACTTCGGGGATATGTTGGGATGGAGCCAAGCGATCGATGGTTTTCTGGTGCGTTATCGTTTCGAGTTCCCAGAAGTGAGATTCGATAGGAGATAGAGTTCCATCGAGTACGAGCTTCGCGCTCCACTTTCGGAAGGCATCACTATCAAACTTTTTAATAACTCGGTTTCCTACGGTTCGAACGTTCTCCCAGATTGGAGAATGGTATCGACCACCTCGTACCGGATAAACGTTAATGTATTGAAACCGCTCCGGGTTGAGATATACCCATCCATCCTGTTGGAGCTTACCGATTCGAGAACCCGGATTACCAAGCTCTCCAGAGATCTGATGGATTCCGTTTACACCCGGAACAATATATTCCATTCGAACATTGGGGATGAAGAATCCCTTCTTCTCTATCTTCGTACTCTTTCCGCTCTTGACTTCGACATCGAAGTAATGAAACATCCAGTTTGAAGGATGCCATTTATAATAGAACGGATGGTTCGGAGGTTCTGGTAGAACCTGTTGGGGATTCGCTCGCTGGGGGGCCCATGGTTGGGGAGTGTAATTATTACTCATGTTTTGTACCTCGTTTAAAATGTAGGAAAAGAGGAGAGAGAAAACCCTCTCCCCTTAACCAAGGAAAATAATCGACTAGATTATACTAAAGTAGCGATCTCGACACCGCGATCATCATCGATGATAGCCATACCCAAGTAGCAATGGCCCACGATACGAGTCAAAGCTTTAGTAGCATCGCGATCCATCTCTACCATTACTTCGCCCATCTCCATAGTTTGAGCAGCACCCGGAAGCGCAGCTGGCATACCTGAAGCGTAACCGATAGCACCAGCAGCGAACATAGCACCTTGATAGTTAGAAGAATTATCCAACACGTAAGAGCTAGTGTAGATCTCTACACCCAAGTAAGAACCTTTATAGTGAGATCCTTTCGCTGAGATAGCATCGTAAGAAGCTGGGATGAACTGAACGATACCATTAGTTTCGTTACGGATTGAATCTTGAAGCTCTGCGAACTGAGCAGGATGCAATACACATACGTAAGGACCCGGAGCACCTTTATTAGAACCGGCAGCTTCCAAAGTTTGGATACAATCTACGAAAACATCTACAGTCATCGCGGAAGTAGCACCTTTCTGAGCGGTGAATCCAGTGAACAAAGCAGCAGTTAACTTAGCGAACAAAGCATCGTAAGACTTAGCGATATGTTCTGCAATACGAAACGGATCGATATCACCGGCACCCATGCCAGTCATAGAAGCCATATCAGTGATAGAGTAAGCTAAAGCATTACGCTTAACTACGACATCCACGTGGCCATCTACCAAAGCTTTATCAGATACTGCATCACCTTCGGTAGCACCAGTGAACTGAGAGAAGTCTGATTCACCATCTAAGAACGCTTTACGAACTCGAACGGTATCAGAACCAAGGCCATTAATAGATCCTACGAAGTCCATGAATGGAGTATTTCGGAGGTTTACGCTGTCCTTCAGGAGCAAGCGAATTTCTTGAGAGATCATTTGGGCTAGTCGCAAGTCACCGACCAAGCCATTATTAGTAATTGTTGACATAGTTACACCATGAAAAGAAGAATATTGGATTAGTTACGGGCTATTCTGCTATTACGGGAGCGACCCTACCCATTCAAAGTATAAACGAATCTAAACCCATTCGCAAGATAAAAAAAACCCCCCAGAGGATGGGGGGGGAAAGGAAGCGAGGTACGAACTCCCCTTCATTATGGGAAAAGCTTTGGATTACAAAGATACTACGATCTCAGCTCCAGATACATTGATAACCGAGCGAACCTTCACATTATTATTATCTACGAGTTGGACATCCAATTGAACCAAGTTACCGCTTGAGTCATAAGCTGAAACATGAATGATCTTCTTACCCAATCCATGATTCAAAGTAGCCCATGTATTAGCAGTCAAGTTCTGAGGAGCGAACTCTTTACGGAAGTCTCCGATATCTACCAAGATCTCACCAGTAGCATCATCATACTGAGCAAGGTTACCAGCAGCTGGATCCGCAGAGATAGCTCCGCGAGCTCTTGCATCGGTGAAGAACTTATTCGAAGCACCATCGGCCTCTACGATATCATCTGTATTCGCATCGAGAGCGTATTCACCATTCGAGTAGCTCAAGCCCTGACCAGCTACGAACTCAGCGAATACATCAGATAACTGTACAGAGAGATCTCCGTTTGCTTCTTTAACTAGAAGTTGAACATCTGGACCTGTTACAGACTTGATAGTA